TCTGATACTATTTATGCAGTAGGTCATGCAGAGGAGTTTAGGAACAGTTCATTTATAAATAAAACAAGTGCATTGGAGAACTGTAGTTCTTCGGCTCTTGGAAGATGTTTAGCTGCCTTTGGTCTATCAGGATCTGAGTATGCTAGTGCAGAAGAATTAGTAAACGCTTTGAATAACCAAAATACAAATACTCAAAGCACAACTAAAAAAGTTTCAATTGAGGATGAAATTAAAAAGCAAACAACCGAAACCAAGTTGACAGCTTTATATTCTAATTGGAAAAAGAATAACAATTCAGACGATAAAATTGAAAAGTTATTTGAACAACAACAACAAAGCATTAAAACCAATGGAGGACAAAATGCAAAACAATGGTAGTGGTAAGCAGAAGGATTTCGTTTTATTTCCTTATGATGCCAACAATGAAAAAGCCATCAAAATTGATTTCTCAGGAAATGTAACTTTGGATAATGGTAATAAAGGAACGATACTTGGAACTAAAGCAGCATCTAAGGATGGTAAAACTAAATTTGTTAGAGTCTTTGCTCAAATAGGAGTTCTATTTAAAGGTGATGACAAGTTTACCGGTGAAATGAATTATCCAGATGCCGGTGGTCAAAAAGGTTTAATTGGTTGGTTAAACGATGAAGGTACTATCTTGTCAGGCTACAAGAATGAGTACAAACCAAAACAAGCTAAAACACAAAGTAAAGAAATACCCTTTTAATTAGTGAAGGTTATTTATTTAGTTTTAGTCATCTTTACAAGTAATGGGAATTTAAAGTATGAAAACATACCTTATCTTAGCTCCCAAAATCCTGTTACTTGTGAGGAGATTTTTAACAAAACTATTAAATATGTTAATAATCCTAATTACAAAGAAGGTAATGGTGAGGTTTGGGTGTTAGTAAAATATAAAGATCAAAATGTAATTGCACATTGGTGCAAAGATATTGAAGGAAACTATGTCAGATAATGTTAAGTTTATAAGTGAGATAGAAAGATTATTAAAAGAAAAACAAGATGATTATGGAGAGTTTGACCATACATCTTATATTATGTCAGGTATTTTAGAAAAATATTTATCAGTACATAACAATTGTGAGGTCAAAGTACCTTTAAAATTGTTTGGTATTTTTATGATTTTTTTAAAACTTTGGAGAGTTATGCAATCAGAAAACTATAAAAAAGATAGCTTTGACGACATAAATGGCTATGCAGAACTGTTAAGGAGGTTAGTTTTAAATGAACAAGATAGAAAGAGGTAAAAGACCGATGACTCCTAAAATGATGAAGCTATTGCAATTCATTAAAAATTATAATAAAAAATACAAATATAGTCCAACTTTTTCAGAAATGGCGAAAGAGATGGGTTATAAAAGTAAAAACTCAGTTAGTGCTTTGGTGTTAAAACTAGAGCAAAGAGATGAATTAAAAAGAGATTACGCAGGATATAGCAGAAACATAATATTAAATGGTTAAAGTAATCAAAAAATCAAACTTAGAACTAACTGTAGATTTTGAAGAAATTTTTGATGGTGCTACTGTGGAAGAAGCTACAGAGAAAGCACATAATCAAAAAATGCCTAGTGAGTTTGCCAAAGCAAATATCACCGATAACAAACTTATTAGTGCAAATATTAAAATTATTGGTGAGGAGAATAATGAGCTTAAGAAATAGCAACATTAGATTGTACACTAAGCTAGATAATGCACACAAAAAGATTATGGGTGCAAAAGATAAAGGAAGACAATGTGTACATACTCTGCAAGACTTTAAGGAATATAATCAATTGTTCCGAAGAATCGTTGAAGCAGAGAATAAAGATGCTAGATTTTTATATACTTAATTGAGTATATAGGAAAAGTTGCATAAATACTTAGGGGATTCTATACTCTAAATTAAAGGAAGGAAACAAAATGAAACTATCAAATAAAGCTAAGAAAAACTTTGAGGAAGATAATCAATTCTATATTGATTTAGGTAAAAGATTAAGACAAGCAAGAAGAACTAAAGTTAATGAGTTTACTGGTAAAGAAACTATTGTTCCATTAACTAAAGTTGCTAAAGCACTTAAAAATACATATCAACAAATAGGAAAATATGAAAAAGGAGAGAACAGAATTCCTTTGGTCAACCTTGTAAAGATAAGTAAATTTTTAAAAAAACCATTAAGTTATTTCTTAGACGACTATAAAGAATTAGATGTAGTGTCAGAAGAATTTAATATTGCTTTTGAAAATGAAAAAAACAAAATCTTTGAGGCTAAGCAAAAAGAGGAAAGTCAATAATGTTTGTTCCGGTAGAGGAGAAACTTAAAAAATTTGTTCCAGAATTAAAAGACGAAGATGAGTTTAATCATTACAAAAGTATCATAAGAGATATGATTGCTAATGGTCATGCAGCTCACCAATCTATTCCTGGTTATGAAACTTGTAAACCTGAGATAGAGGCTTTTAGATGGTTTGATGGAATAAATATTCCTGTTCATGGTTACTGCGATCTTAAAGGAGATAAACTTATTATTGAGGATAAGTGTAAATTTCCTAGAAAAGGTATTGTCAAAAAAGATGGTACTAGGTCTTGGCTAACCAAGAAGCTACCGGAAACAAGTCCAGAGCCTTTTCATTTATTGCAAATAGATTTTTATTATTCAGTATTCAAAGTGCCAGTTTATCTTTGTTATATTAATGAGAAATCTTACAAAGTATTTCATGCAGGTAATTGTGAAGAACTTAAACCAGAGAATATAGAAAAAAGAATACCTAAG